TTTCCAGCGAACTCTACAAGGTTACCCTCGTAGCTCTTGTGGAGGGAGAGAGGCACACCTGCATCTGTCATAAAGCGGATGTAAGCCTTACGAACTTTCTTGTTGAAGACCAGAAGGTCATCTCCAAGGATACAGTAGGGACTGTGCCCCATCCCCAGCGTAAAGCTGAGAGACTCGAGCAACAGATTGTGCGTGATGGCCAGTAGGTTGAAGCTCGGAAGGGTACCAAGGGGTTGCCCAACCGGCCAGACCGATACATGACCATCGTTGTCCCACCTGCCGCCTGCCATCTCTAGAAAGAGATTCCAGGACGACTTTACGGTGGAACAACACCGCCAGAGCAGAATCTGCTCAACGCACTCAATCCCCCAAGCTCTTGGGAGATTGTCTGTTGCTTGGGAAAGATCGACCGATCCGACATAAAGACCAGGGTTGCTAACCCGATTACAAATCTTTGTGTCGAATTTGGCCTGGTCAAACGTACAATCGCAGGGCAGCCGGCGCACGAGGCAACCAAGCTGATCGGCGATCGGAGCTAGACCCATCTGCAGAAACCTGTTCGGTACTGCGATAGGCCTACGCTTGACCGTCCCCTTCTTGGGGATATGTTGGATTTGTCCAACAGTCTCACCCGCCAAGAAAGATGGAACCCGTTTAGGGTGCCACACTCTGTCCTCTGAGCCCGTGTGGTCGATAAGGCTGTGAGCCCCATCGGCCTGGTTCAGGTACGAGCGAACGTACGCAAGACTCTCATAACTGAGGGTTGGAGTTTCAAACCAACCATTGGCAATGCCAAAGGGGTTGAACTCGTTTCCCGGAGTCAGATTGCTGTTGTCAAGCAGCAAACAGATGACGTAATAATCATCTTCGAGACTCTGTGAAGTAATATCCTCAGGTCTGAAGTCTTTATAGACTTCAGGAAAGGGAGTCTTACCACAGATGTCATTGCGCGCCCGGACGTCCTTCACGATGTGAACATGCGTCAAGATGGAATGCCACTTCTCCCAGTACTGACAATAGTCAGTAAAGGAATGATGAGAGCAGTAAGCTCTCATCCACCTTGGGAAGCCGAACAAGACGCCGAGCTCCCATTGCTCAGCGGTCATCCTTCGGTGCATGAAGTGGTAGAGCCAAGATCTCAGAAAGACTGGGATCCTGGTATCCACCTTGTGACTCGTGTCACGGAGGTAGGAGTGCTGTCGGTCTGCTGACTCTTCGACAGTGACAACTGGCGAAGATGATGAGACGTAGAGCTTCAGAAGGTCCAACATGAATAATGGAGAGACATCCATATACATGAGGATCTTCTTTGTCCATCCGGAACTCCGGAAAGGCAGCCTACGCTCATACTCCTTCACTTTCTTAAGGCGAAGGGGATCAGCTCGATAAGCCTGGCATACTTCTTTGGCGTCCTTAAAGACGTCAGAGGCATATGCCCGTCCATTGCAGCTGCAGAGTTTCCGAAACCGAGAGACGAGCCACCTTTTGAGTGACTTATCAATCGGAATGGATCCTACGATGACCTCATTGACGTAAGATTCGTTCATCATACGAATCTCCTCCCTTCTCCCACAGTGTGTGGGTGTAAG